TTATTGGGCGCAAGAAAGAATTCTGATGCCAGAAGAACACAAACATAAAGCGCATATACAGCGAGAAGTTATGGGAATGACAGGGCTAGGCAGTGGTACAGGAAACGACGACTTCGTTGACAATGTATCAGATGCAGTAGTAGTCGGACTTGAGACAGCGGGCGCTAACTATGAGAATTGGGTATAGAGATATAACAATGAGTATTAAAACAAGACTAGATAAACGTTCCGAAGGGAACCACCAGTTGGCAATCGTAGAAAGCGATACTGGAAGAATACTTGCTACAGTAGAAGCTGTAAGTAATAAGATTGAACTTGAGATCAACACAATAGATGGATTCCACATTGAGAAACCAAGTGGGTGGTCAAGTAAACGTTAGGAGATTTTTAGATGAAGAAATACAAATCCTACAAAGCCCGAACAGAAGAATTTACCAAAGAAATTGCAACGGCACAAGGGTTCAAAGACGGATTAGAAAATCTAGTAACGGGATTAGGCACTGAAGGAGACAAGACCGCTCATAATAAGTGGACTAACTCTGGTAGAAATGCCGACCACCCTGAGTTGACTGCAAGATACAGAGAAGATTGGATAGCCCAGAAAGTTTGTAATATTTTACCACAAGATATGACAAGAGAATGGCGAATGATTAGTACCCCAGAAGGGGTGAAAGCTGACAAAGAGCTGCAACTCCGTGGAAAAGTTAGAGAGGCTTATAAGTGGGCTAGAGTCTACGGGACTTCCTGCATACTACTAGATCTTAAAGGAACTGGTGCAATAAACAAACCATTAAATTTGAAACGTCTAAAGCCAAACTGCATTAGATCATTACAAGTTATAGACAGAACAAGGCTATTCCCTGTTGGTGAAGTAGATTACAACCCTATGAGTCCCAACTACGGGAACCCAGAGCAGTACATCTTAGGTGGTAGTACACAACGAATTCATGCAAGTAGAATACTACGATTCGAAGCAACTGAACTACCTAGATATGAGCATTGGCGTAACCAATGGTACTCAGATTCCACATTGATCCCACTGTTTAACACTATGGATAACTTCCATACAGCTGCACAATCAGCAGCAGCACTGACTATGGAAGCAAACGCAGACGTAGTTACGGTAGAAGGGTTACAGAACATTCTGACAAACCCTGCTGGTGAAGCTATCATAATGAAACGTTTCAGAATGATGAAACAAATGAAATCAAACCATAATATCATATTGTTAGACAACACGGAATCGTATGACACGAAGACGATGTCTCTAGCAGGTGTGAAAGATTTAATTTGGGAATACCTCAGGGTAGTAGCAGCAGCATGTGGAATACCAGCAACACGATTCCTATCTGCAAGCCCAGATGGTATGAACGCGACTGGAGAATCGGACTTAAACAACTATGTAGACTTCTTAAAAGGTCAACAGGTTGCGCAATTTGATCCAAGAGTAGAAGTGCTAGATACTATAGCACAAGCCCATTACGGGATAGCTCCTTGGGAGTACGAATGGAATTCAATATTCCCCGAGTCCTCAACTCAGAAAGCAGAAAGAGAGAAAACTCAATCAGAGTCTTTACAGATAATAGTTGATTCATTTATTATAAGTCCGGAAGAAGCCCGACAAATTATAGAAAGTAGACAAACTTATAAGGGTGTGGATTTAAAGGGCGCGGCTCCTACTCCACCACCAGAACCAAAGCCGAACGGAGATTCGAATGCAAAGTAAAGCATTAGGGAATAAAGTAACCTTTCGTGACGAAGCTGAAACAGTGATGTTAAATGACTTTCTTTTAGAGTTGCCTACCAAGCGCAAGTTTAAAGATTCAGGTCAGATGATAGCACCAGCTACAATAGCAAAAGTTGGTATTATGGAATACCGCGCAAGAGAGTGTGGTGCATTATTTGCAGACAGAGAACCCGATTCTATTGTCAAGATAATGACTTCCGCTGCTGCCTTGTACGACAAAGAAGCAATAGAGTCTTATCGCTCAACGCCTATAACAATAGGACATCCGAAAGAAAACGTAACTGTAGAGAACTCGAAAGAACTGCAGATGGGTCATCTAGAAGGTATACCATTCCAAGACGCTGATGGGGAACATCTGTCTGGAACAATTGTTCTAACGGATATCGATGCGATAGACGCAGTGGAAACAGGGAAACAACAACTCTCTTCTGGTCACACTTGTATGCTAGTAATGGCAGACGCAGAAAGTGATTGGGACGCTGAGAAGACTGAAATCCGAGCAAACCACATTGCTATCGTTAGTTCTGGACGTGCAGCATCTGCAGCTATCGCTGACGAAGCTAAAAAGAAAGAAGCAAAGAAAGTAGAAGTAAAAGTATTTGACCAAGCATTTGTAGATACTATGCAAGCGAAGTTGGACACTGCTGCTGAAACAATTATAACTAAAGATGCAGAAATAGCTACTTTAAATGATAAGACTAGTGATGCAAGTATCGCCACACTAGTAGCAAGTAGAGTTGCATTCTTAACAAGTGCAGCAACATTGATAGACACTGATCTGGTAAACATGTCAGAGAAAGAAGCTAAACTTTTAATTCTGAAAGATAGCTTAGGAAAAGACTTTAATGACAAGTCAGACGCGTATATTAATGCACGTTTTGATGTTCTCCTAGAGGACGGGTTAGAGGACGATGGAAATAGTATTGCAGCAGCTTTGGTAGATCATGCGAAACATGACGGCAAAGTAGAAGTGAAGCAATCAGCAGACGTTAAGGCTCGCAAGAATATGATAGCCCGAAACAATAAATCTCTAAAGGGAAATGAATAATTATGCCAGCTCAGACTAGCTATACTTTATACACTCGCGATGAAATTGTAGGAATGCTTTACGGCATCTCATACACTAACTCAGTGCGACACTCATATGCAAACACAAAAGCAGACGGAACAGCAGGTGCTGACGTAGGCTTTGGCTTAGCAGTAGAAGTATTACAACTTGCTTCAGACCCATCTCAGCGAATCGCTGGCTTGGGTAATGCAGCAACTCCAGGTGGCGCAGGTACTAACACTGCTTTCATCGATGGTATCTCAATCCGTTCAATCAACCGTACAATGAGTACGCTTCCAGGAACAGGCGCAATAGCTTATTCTGGTTTTGAAACAATGGGTGTACTACGCGAAGGATTTATACATGTACTAGTTACTGCAGGTTCCGCTGTACAAGGCGTGAAAGCCTTTATCAACGCAGCTACGGGCGCATTCCAAGGCGCAGCCGTTGCAAACGTAACTCTCGAAACGACTAACGTTGTTTGGGATAGAACTAACAGCGTTGGTGAGATCGGATTAGTTCGAATCACTTCAGCCGCAGTATAAGGGAGCAATAAATATTATGTTACGGAAAGTAAAATTTACAGATGAAAATGGCGTAGAACAAGAAGTTGAATTACGTGCAGACATCGCTCGCTTAGTAGACGCATCAAAAACAGCAATGACTGACTCAGATGGTTTATTCTTTCAAAGACAGTTGGAAGCTATTGAAGCGACTACCTACGATATACTATACCCTGACCTTGAAGCGCGTGAGTGCTTTACTACCAATACATATGGTGGTGCTGGGGCAACTACATTGACTTACCGCTCTTACGATCGTATCGGCAAGGCACAAGTTATCAATGCAAGAGCTACTGACTTACCTAAGTCTGATATCTCTGGTAAGGAATATTCAATCGGAGTTGTATCTGTTGGTGTTGCTTACGATTACGATATCGATGAAGTAGCAGCTGCTCAAATGAGTGGTATGCCTCTTGAAGCTCGTAAAGCTATGGCAGCACGTCGTGGCTATGAAGAGTTCCTTAATCAGACATCATGGTTTGGTGACGAAGCAAGTAACCTTAATGGTTTCTTCTCTCCAGCAAACAACGTAGCACGTACAGTAGTAGCGAATGGTGTTAGCACTAACCCACAATGGTCTACGAAAACGCCTGACGAAATCCTTGCTGACCTCAATCAAGCATGCTCAAACATGTTTGCAGGTACCAAGAAGATTCACCGTCCAGAAGAGTTATGGTTGCCTGTAGCTCAGTGGAATTACATACGGTCCACTCCACGTAGCAACGTATCTGATACAACTATCCTAAACTATTTCTTACAGAACAATGAGTTTATCACTGATAAATCCAAAGTTAAAGTATTAAATATCTTGGAAACAGTTGCAGCTGAAACTGCTGGTGATGCCGGTACTACTATTACAGACGATGTGTTTGTAATCGCTAACCATAAAACTCCTGAAGGAAACGAGACAGTTCGTATTCGTGAGACTCTACCTTTACAGTTCTTGCCAGTCCAGTTACATGGTCTAGTATATGAAGTGCCAGGTCGTGGTCGTTACGCAGGTGTGGAAGTTACTTATCCACGTGCAATGGATATCTACTTCGGTATCTAATATCACTCGATAGGCAGATTAAGCAGTCTGCCCATCAAATTTAAAACTAGGAGAGAATCCAAATGCGTTTACGCAATCACACAAAGACCCCACTACGAATAATCATCCGAACTAATGCTGAAACTATGGTGGACTACGAAAGAGTAGACGGCACAGCAGCGAAGAAACTAGAGCTACCCAGACTAAAGACAATCCACATTGGTGAAAAGGCTGAAGCTGAGATTGACGATGCTGATTGGTATCAAGCTTGGGATGTTCAAGGATACGTGCCTACTGACATTATCTCAGAGGAAGAGGAACATTTGAATCTGATGGGTTCAGACAACAAGCCTCTAATGCTGATTAAGAAAGTAGCTACAGGGGAAAGAAAGAAGATTTACGTTTACCGGGAGATGGTGAAAGAAGGTCACATTGAGATTACTGAAAAGCCAAAGCCAAAGCACACCCAGAAACAAATGGTTAAAGCGATTACAGAAGCTCTAGGGACTGAATTTAAACCCAAAGACGAAACGCACCTAATCGAGACATTCGAGAAAGTTATAGGCTGAGTAAAATGGTAACATACGATCAATGGGGAATAAGATTCCCGCAATTTGCAGCTACAGAAGAAGCAGTATTTGATTTATACTTTGGAGACTCCCAGATAGAAATGGGAATTGACGAAACAAGATGGGCAGATAACTACGATGTAGCACAAGCAAACTTGATTTCACACTTTGTTGCCGTACGAAAAAGTTATTTAACTGGTGATGATACACCATTACAACCTATCAGAACAAAAGAAGTAGATGACGTTATGGTCGAATTCGCTGTGTCTAGAGATCTTAGAGACAACTTAGACCCCTACTCATCTACTACATATGGTCAGCAATACGTCAAATGGCGTAGACAATCATTTGCTGGCGCAAGGATTACGGGTGCTACCTAATGATAAACATGAGCCAAGCATTCGGAAGCCAGACTACAACAACAGTAATCCTACATAGATTTATACAAGGGTATTGGGACGAGGATAACCAGTGGAATGATGGTGGTGGTTACAAATCACCTATAGATATCATAGCCACTCCTATCCCTATTGGCGAGAGACAAACCGGAACACACGGTGAGAATCTACAGCCAGACCAAACTGGAGAAAGAGTACCTGCCTCAATGAAATTTACTTCTCAGACTCAGTTAGATCTTAAAGACGTAATATCTTACGATGGAATAGATTATAAGATGAGTAGGAAAGGTAACTTTAGAGCTGCAGGCTTTTGGACTAATGTAGGTATAACACTACAAACATTTAAAGGGGCTGATTATGAGTAGCGAAAGCAATAGTAATAATGCAGACCCAGATACCACCAAAATGATGGCGTTCGTAGACTTGGCATTGAGAAAGAATAGATATACTTATCCGACTCAATTAAATGCTCCAAAACCTACGCCACCCTTTGCAAGTGTTAAAAAGCTCTCTGAAGAGAACCCAGGCTTTGATAAGCTAGAAATCTCAACTATAAATAACAAATGTGTAACGACAACAACAGGCGTTAGGATAGTAGTATTTCAAGTGCTCTTCACTGAAGGCGCAGAAGAACAATCTAAATTCATATCGAGTTTTTACAGACAGGATATAAGAGACTTCATGGTAAGAGAAGACTTGGCAATACTAGACCACTCAAGTACAACTAATGACACACTGAAATTAGAGACTAATTGGGAAATAAGAGATGGCGTTTTAGTCTCTTGTATGCTGAGACGACAATATCAACACGAAGAACAGATCATCAGCATAGCAGAAGTTACAGGCTCGGTGGACGACGTAAGCATAATAGCTAACGTACCTTAATGATTTAATTAAAAGGAAAGAATATGACTATCCCTATTTCACATGTTGTAAACGTTAATCTAACGTTAGCAGCGAGTGCTGTTGCCCTAAAAGGCTTTGGTCAGTTATTAATGTTGACGGATGAAATATCCCCAACAATGCCTCTAAAAGCTAGAAGCCGTAAATACGCGACTTTAGCAGAGGTTGAAGTAGATTGGGCGATAGGTACAGAAGCGTACAACGCGGCTCTACCCTTCTTCGCACAGAATGCTTCAGAATACAGTGTAGGCTTAGCCTCACCAGCTGCTACTGCTGCTGAGTTAACAGGGGGCAATGCCCACTCAATCTTAGCAGATATCAAACTTATCACAGCTGGTGGTTTTACTATCTCTGTAGATGGAACCCCAGAAGTACTAGCAGCTTTAGACTTCAGCTCAGCCGCTGATTTAGCAGCCTGTGCTACAGTAGTTGATACTGCTCTATCCGGAGCAGTGTGTACTTACGATTTAGTTGCAGGAACATTTGTAATTACCTCTAGTACAACAGGTGCAACTTCAATACTACTCTTCCCAACAGCGGACGTAGGTGGCACAGTAGCCGCCTTAGCATTATCCGTAGGCGCATCTATCTTCAACGGAGTGGCTATCGAAACTCCTGCAGAAGCCCTAGCTGCAATCAACGCGGATGATGATTCATTTTATGGCGTTGTACTTAATAAGAAATGGCGAGACGATGCGGTACTCACAATAGCTGTCGCAACATGGGTGGAAGCAAGCCAGAAGATGTTCTTCAACACATCTAACGACCCTGTTTGTATCACGAACGGTACAACTGACATCATTACAGCCTTGCAAGCTATGACATTAGATAGAACCTTATCTAGCTATAGCTCAACTGGAGTAGAATACCCTTCTTCCTCAGTAGCAGGCAGAGCATTTATCGTGAACTTTGAAGGTACTAATACTACCATCACTTTGAACCTGAAGCAAGGACCAACTATTACAGTTGAAAGTATGACTACAGCAGAAAAGACTATCCTTGAAGGGAAAAGTGGGAACGCGTTTGTTGTAATCGCAGGTTCAAATATGTACTCGGACTCTAGATTAGCAAGTGGCAAATGGTTTGACAGCATCCACGGCACAGACTGGCTAAAGAACAGAATTGAGACTGATGTCTTTAATGTCCTGTTCCAAAGCACAACAAAGATCCCTTATACCGATGCAGGTGTAAGTGTAATTCGTCAAGCAGTAGAAGGCGCCCTAAGACAAGGTGTTACTAACGGCTTAATTGCCCCAGGTAATAACTTACTTGGAGTATATATGCCTCTCGGTTATATCATTACGATTGTACCAGTATCAGATGCTTCTACAGCAGACAAGAATGCGAGATTATATCGTGGTATGAGCTTCGAAGCAGCAGGTGCTGGCGCGATTCAAAAAGTAATCATCACTGGCGACTTCAACGGGTAAGGAAGGTACATGAAACAATATAGTTTTTATAGCGTCGATTTAATAATCGACGGACTCACTATGGAAGGATTCGCAGATAGCTCGGCTATCATTTCCGCAGGAAGATCAGCTCCTCAACACGGCAAAGTAATGGATGCTCGTGGTAAAATGATTTCTATCACATCAGCAGACAAGTCAGGTGCAATGACATTTGACTTACTGCAGACCTCTGATAGTAACGCATTACTACAGTCACTAGCATTGCTTACTCATGAAGCTGGTACCTCTGGAAACAGCGATACTTTTATACCCATACAAGCCGCTATCGTGGACAAGATGGGAAAAACAGTTGTGACAGGTGTTAATGGTTTTATTACTATGCAACCTGGTGTAACTAGAGGAACAGGACTATCTACTAACACTTGGCTCTTAGAGTTCGAACAGTTATGGATTATCCGTGGACAAACATCAGACGTTGGTGTTTAAATAGGAGAAGCAAATGGCGTGCACTGACCACCACAGGGAAATCGACGATAAGCCTGTGTATGTAAAACAGTGGGCTGCTTCAAAGTCTCTAGAGAACCTTGGCAAAGCTTTATCAATATTTGGGGCAAATTTCGCCCCATTTGTTGATGGAGACTTCCATATGGGTGACATAGTAATTTTGTTAAGTAACGACCCAAAGAAGACAATGGACTTAATTAAAGATTTCAATTGTGCTGCAAGAATAGATGGACACGAAGTCACTCTTGCAACATTCAACAAAGAATATAACGGTGAACTACTGTACGTATTCAAGATATTCTCGTTTGTATGCGAGGTACAGTACAAAGATTTTTTCGAGCAAGGGCAAACGTTAAGCCCACAACCAATCGAGACCACACCGACGACGACGACGACCCCTTAACAGTCAAACCTAAGTCTATATCAGAAGAATACCCTGAAATAGATTTTTATTTGATGAGACCGTTACTACAGGAGCCACGTCTATGCCACCTAAACGAATTGCAAGACGGTACATATAGTTTATATGACGTCCACGTGATGCATGAGATATTAGATTTCAGAAGCCAAATGGCGGAAGATACAAAAACATAGGACTACACATGGCTACTGACAAGGGTAAACTTACACTAGGGAAAGGTGCTGGCTACAGTACTAATCCCGAAGGTAGAATAAAAAAGAATAGAACAGTAAGTTCCCTAGGAAGTTTCAACGAAGTACCACCTAAGGCAGCGAGAGTTAGGAGAGCGTACTTGCCTAAAGGGCAGAGTACAAAATACGTAACCACAGGGGCTACAACCACTAGAAAAGCAACACACTATTTTGATAAAGGGCACAAAGATTACCAGAAGATGGTGACGTCAACCCCAACAAAATACTCTAGTACACCCTACGGAAAGAAACAAAATTTCAACACAGCGTTCCAATCAACATTATTAGATACCATATTGAGCGATGAAGACAATCCGTTCCAATATGAGAAGAGTGTGATAGAGACTGCACAAGAATATACAACTCCAGAGCAAGTGCTCGCAGGGTTTATAAACCAAGCAGGACCAAATGTTGCACAAGCATTTATACAATCAGCTAAAGAGGCTATAACAAATCCTGATATAACATCAGTTAGCGCAGCCTCTTTCCACAGCAGTACTAACCCTGCGGAAAAATTAGCTTACATGAGTAAGTACGCTATTGGTGGAACTTTAGATTTAAGCAAAGTAGCAACAGAAGTTAGTGCTGGACATAGAAGGGAACACCCAGGTTTAGCCCAAACAAGTTACGACCTTATATCAAGGAAGTTTGACAGAGCAGACCAAGACTATCACGAACTAGTGAAGTCAAAGACTCCGATGGAGAAGATGCTGGATGTAATGGGTGCTAGAACAAGGTCAATGCAATCCTCAAAGCAGGATGTACTATCTCCAGACAAACTTGACGTGAGCATGGCACATCCACAAAAGTTTAACCTGCACGCTGAAACTACTATGAAGGCTTTCAGAGGCTTGGCTAGTCTTTACCTCCCAAAAGAGATAGAAGGTGACGCAAGAGCACAAGCTAAAGATAGGATAGTAACAGGTCTAGCAAAGATGATGCCACGCAAGTTAGCGGATTACGCTACAGTAGCATCAGGACTTAAAATTGGCGAAGTGCCAGACCCATGGAGTGTCACTCTACCTTCAATGGGCGAGATGTACCCCCATGTCGAGAAATCTACAAGGAATATATTAACAAACCCGATGGTCTCGAAAGAAACCAGACCTCTAGTAAACCAGTATATTAAGGAAGTAAAAAATACTACAAGCTTTAGGAACGAGCGAGGCTTAGAGAGTACCTTTAACCCTCTATACAAAGAGCCTAAGTACATAGCTGATGAACTGGCAGCGGCAGGAATGGATCCATCTAACATGGTTCTAAGCCAAGAGGCTGCAAGAGACCAGTTATACGAGTTCAGAACTACTAGAAACCCTGTTGAAGCATTAAATGCAGGGTTAGGAATCTTAGGATTAAACGCAGTTGACTTACAAGATCCAATGAACGCTATTAGGGTAAGGACAGTTTTACGAGATGGGCTAGATAGTGACAAAACTTTTAGGGCTAGTGTACAAGCTACCATAAATCCAGGAGCGGACTTAAACACTGCTATTGACAAAAGAATAGGTGTCCTAAAACATCAGGGTACCTCTGTCCTTGCTGCAATGGGTCAGGAAAGCATAGCTCAGTCCGCAGCAATCAATGCCGCGATGGGTGGGGAATTAACCAAAAAGAATGAAGCGAGGGCTACAGCAATCAAACATGGTTTGCAGAAAGCCCGAGATGGAAGGAACTCTAATATGAAAGTAGTTAAAGATGAAACAACTCTCCAACTGGAGGCAGAAGCGTTATACGCAGCTTCGTTGTCAGCCCCGTTGATGGAGCCAAGCAACTTTAGCGATGGGAACACCCAACCCAGTCTTAGAGATGGTTGGAAGGTCTTCCAAAAAGGGATAAGCAACCAGACCCCACAACAGGCTCAAACAGAGTGGCTGAAGAAAAATCCACACTTGAGATTGATGGGTGGCGATGGTAAAAGATCTGATGGGACTATGGATGAGGAAGTGAACGCGGCTTGGATGAAAGAAAGAGCTGCACGTGCACCATCCTCAATGCTAGCCAAGATGCATGGCGAAGCCCCTAGTGATACTTCAGGACCAGCTTCAGCAATACTAAAAGCGAACCTTGGTATTGATAGCAGTGGCAATATAGATAATGCCTTTACTAGATCAGGAGACAAATTAGAAGATGTAGCATTAAATTACTACAGAAAGAATTACGAGTCTTCTGCCTTTGACGTGGGTTTGATCACAAATCGCCTGTACCCTGGACAATCCTCAACACCGGATGCTATGGTGAGTAGTGCAAATAAAATTGTAGAAGTCAAGTCACGGCAAGGGCGTGTTATAGACACAAAGAACGCCACAGGCAGTGACATGAAAGAGCTGCAAAAGAACTATATGCAAATGCAACATCAGATGATGATGACTGGAGCCTCTTCAGGGGATCTAGTGCAGATAGCTCGTGGAGCAAATACTAACTTACCTGCCTCATTAACTCCGGAAGGAGTAGCAAGTGACTTTGACGTAAGAAATTATGAAAGAGATGACGAGCTAATAAACCGTATGAAGCCTGTCTGGTCGGCTGTTGCTGGCAATGCAAGTAAGATTTCCAACCTGAACGAAGGGGACAAAAAGATATTAGCTGAGGCAGTTGCTAAAGGCAATGTAGAATCTTTTGAAATCCTAGCTGAGAAGCACGGTTTAGATACTGCTACAACTGGTTACAGCCTTGGGAAAGGCGGTGGTGGTAGAAAAGGTGGCGGTGGTGGACCTAAGGATAAGGGATGGTACGACTACATAGCTAGCAATAAAGGTGGAATGTCAGCATCACAACTAACACATTCCAAACTAGCAATGGGCGGTAAATTTGCCAGAGGGCTCAACGTAGCTGCCACAGTAGCTAGCGCAGCAGTTGATGTCGGCAAGAGCATGAACGATAGTTTCCTAACTAAAGCTTACGGAGCTAGTTCTTCAGGCATGTCAGACAGCCTGTACTTAGAAGAGAGATCAGAGCTAAGAAGTGCATTCAATATGAGTGACGAAAGAGCTACTAGCAACCTACAAACATTAGCAGAAGCCTCTGGCGGTATGCGAATGGGACAGATGGGAGGAATGGTAAATATAGTTCAAGGCTCCCTAGGATTGTTAAGTGCAGACGACGTCTACGGCTACAGAGGAAAGAAAGGTGAAGCCACTGCCCTCATGCAGAAGATGAGGAAAGCAGGTGAGAACCGTGGCTACGACGAAATGGAGTGGGCTGCTATAGCAAAGAAGACAGGCTTGACTGCTGCACTAGCAACAGAGAAAGGTTCTAGCTCAGCTGAGAAAGGTATAAACACCGCAGCGGCTGTAACTCAACAAGTGGCATTAGAGTTAATGGCAGGCGGTGTTCAGAAAACAGCGGATGCCGCTACAAGCATATATGAGTTTATAACAAGTGACCCGAAGGCACGTACCCCAGGAGTCGAAGGTGGCGCAAGGTCAATGCCGGACTACATGCTGACAACTAAGTCAGGAGGTCTACCTACATTTAATGCAGACGACCTAAAGGAAGACAAAAGAAAGAGTACGAAGACAGCGCTACCATTTTATCCGGCACACGGGTTCGGTGGCTATGCCGCTGCACTACAAGAAGTTAAAGTAACCGTAGAGGCGAAAGGAGACTTAGCGGCAATAGTAGAAGACGCTAAGAACAAAAACCCAGCAGCCGTTGGGACTGACCACTAAGATAAAGGAGGTTCTATGTACAAACGAGTAATAAGGCTAGAAGCCAGTAATTTCAGTGACAAAGAGCCTATATTTACTACAGTAGAACATAGAATCTCTTTTGAACTAGAAGTCGGGTTAGCCCAAGGCTTAGCAATGGCTAGAGTGCAAATTTATAACCTAGCCATAGACCAAATAAAAGCATTAACAAGATCAGACATTGAATCAATAAGTAGTGGTGATGGAAAGAACAACAGGCAACTGGAAAAAGTTCGCATAAAATTATTTGCAGGCTACGAAGACGAACTGGACGACAAAGGGAAGCCACCTTTAGTAATAGACGGGTTTGTTATGAACTCAGCTAGCCTAAAGAAACTACCTGAAAACATAACCTTCCTCTACGTAATAGCCTCTGGAAGTAACTTATTAATACAAGATTTCACAACGTTTAGTACCCCAGACAGTAAAAGTACTCCAATGAAAGTGAAAGATGTTATACTCCGATTATGCGTTGGCGATGAAGGTGCGGGCTACGAGGCTGCCAATATAAATTTTGACTCAGCCCCTGTGGCGATAATGGAAAAGCCTGTCATAGCTCACACTTACACCAACGGTGAGAAAGGGTTGATAAAAGCCTTAGACGAAGTTGCTGAAGAGTTCCACTTTAATTGGGGCACTAGGGCAAACGGGATAGCAATATACCCCCTGCTAGCAGACAGTGCCAAAGACTCCAGCGAGTTTAACGTGCTAATAGCAGGCAAATCTTTGAAAATAAGCCCTCTAAAAATACGAGGAACCCCACTAACTGGAATGGCTACAATACAGATACCACATAACCTAGATGCTACATTGATTCCAGGTTTGCTGATAGACGTAGGAGACCTGAAAGGTCTAATAGACTACACTCATCTTGGAGAGACAGTGTACTTCACAGATGATATATGGAAATACGCGGTGTTCCAGTACTACATGGTGAAGAAGATAATTCACAAAGGGGATACCCACGGTAGTGATTGGCAAAGCACTATATCCTGCATGTTCCCTTCCTCTGGAAAAACATCAGACAACGAAATAAAACAACCCAAGAAATAGAGGCATGAAATGGCAAAGTTAAACGAGTGTCTCATTATATGGGAAACAGGAAAGCGAGGCTCAAATAAATGGGCTGTCCTTGCTTTTGATGCAGTGAGGACAGAATCACATAGCGGGCAAAATACAGTTACTAAATACCCTGTTTCCGCAGGGTTCTTAATAAGTGAACACACGATACGAGAGAACGCCAATATCAGATTAGAGGCAGTTGTAAATAGTGTGAGTAACCCCACGTGGACTCCAAGGCAATCTTATGAAGTAGCGTTTGACCACCTTGTAACAGCAGCAGGTGGCTCTGGTTCGTTATCAGGAGCACAACTGTACGGGCGAGTAGCGTACGACACATTTATAATGCCCGATGGAGACCTAGAGAAGGTGCAAGAAGCCTTTAGGCAGATACGAACTCTAGTACAGAAAGGCACAGTAATACACGTGCTAACTATGCGAGAAACTTATATAAACTGCGTGATGCGAAGTTACAGTGTAATGAACGATGTGACTAACGCCTATGCCATACCCCTCTTCTTGGAGATGGAAGAGCTAGTATTAGCGAAAACAATAGACGCAGGGGTAGCAGCTAGACCCACAAGTGACTCCGATGGGTCTAAAGTAATAGACCAGCAAGTGTGGTGGGATACCAATTCATTCACATATGG